TGAACGGACACTGTTAGGTGGCAAGCAGACACGGTTCAACAAGGTGATGTCGGCGTTTGGCGAGGACGCCGAGAAAGCCGCCGTCGAGAACGCACGCACCATCGCCGACGACATCGCCGACTACGCCAACTTCAAGAACGACATCGTTGCCAAGGACGCAGCGACCAATGCCCGTGTTGCCGCAGCCAAGGACGTGTACAAGGAAATCGGTCGCCCGTTCTCCAAGGGTGTGCGTTTTTACAAGGACGCCACCAAGCCGATGGGGATTGGCATGACGACCAGCCGTGACATGGCTCACGGCTCAGGCATCCTCCACGTCCCATTCACTGACATACAGGTGTCAGTGCCATCGTTCACCCCCTTCGCCGCACAGCAGGGCTTGGTAGCCAGCCTGACCAAGAACGGGGTGGGCAACTTCGATGAGAGCAAGGTCGTCAACGGGATCAAGCCCGTGGTCGAGGAACTGGACAACCGCTGGCACAACTACCAGCAGGAACGTGAAGCCTACGACTCGATCATCCAGTCCACCGCCGCAGGCGTTGACGACGTGGTGCAGACCCCCGAGGCAGCACACCGCGAGTTTCTTGACTACGCCTACGGGCCAATCGACAGTGCGGGACCCCGCACGGGTGGTGCTGTCTCGCAGATGGCGAAGATTCTCGAAGAGATGCAAGCGGACCCAATGACCTCCTACGCCGACATGCTCCACGCTCAGGACGTGTTCAAGGCGTATGCCGCACGGGCACAGATCGCCCGTGACGAGTGGGCACGTTCCAAGGAAGCACTACTCGAAACCGGCGACTTCTCAACCGCCGTTGACAAGGACGTTTCTGAAATCGTCCGTGGCGACATTGAGGGTCTACGCAAGACGCAGCGTGACGAGAACATGAGGCGTGCCGCTGTCAAGAGCAAGATCCCCGCAGTCATCGGCGAGATCGACAACGAGTACGCCCAGCACGTTCAGGCTCGCAGGGACGCCAACCCCGCCATCAAGTCGGACGTTGACGAGGCGTTTGGCGGCTTCAACAAGACGACGACCGGCATCAGCAAAGCGAAACTTGGCAACTTTGCAGACCCGGCGTTCTATGACACGGCCACGCAGGAGTGGAAGGATCTGCGATACACGCCGCCTGGCGAAGAACGCAACAACCTCAGCCGCCTTGCAGTTGGCGACTCTCAGACCGTAGACGTTACCGAGTCGATGTACCCCGATGGCGTTGTGCCCGACGACGTTGAGCGTGTCTACGACACCGTTCAGCGTCAAGACGCCGACATCCTCAACGACTTCGTTTCCAAGGAGAACCAAGCATTCACCGGCTTGCAGGTCGGGTTGAAGGAGTCTGGTCGATTCGCTGGCAAGGTCTCCAAGATTGACCTTGCCAAAGTCCAGCCCAATGACGTGTGGTTCATGGGTGACACTCAGGTAAAGGTGGTCGGCGTCAACCCCATTGACGGCACCGTGGACCTTGAAGTCCTCATGCCGCCAGAGAACGTGGACGTGACCACCACCGCCGTCAGGCCCAGCGAAAAGACTCGCGGCAAGAAGACCAAGACCACACGCCAGCGTACCCCAACATCCGTTGAATCTCAGGAACGTCCACGCTACTACACCGTCAGCAGTGATCAGACTCCATTCGCATCCAAGGCCGCAAGATTCAACGGCCCATCCGTAAGATCGAAACCGACTATCGGGAAAACCGTATTATTCCCGACTTCCGCCCTGACGGCAAAGAAGCGGACCAAGAGACAGCCGACGCACTGGACGGCTTGCACCGCGCGGATAGTTATGAGTTCAAAGCACAGCAGGCGCGTGACAATGCATTCTCGGAAGCTGTCATGGGCGGCTTCGGTGCCTATCGCTTAGCCTCGGTTGATGAAGACGAATATGACCCCGACAATGACCACAGGCGAGTTAACCCCGGCCTGATAATTGCGGATGCTGACCAGAAGGTTTTCTTTGACCCGCAAGCGGTGCTTTACGATAAGTCGGACGCACGCTTTGCCTTTGTCCTAACCGCCTACACGCGCGACGGCTTCAAGGATGAATGGGGCGAAGATAAGGTAGTTTCATGGCCAGAAGGCGTTACGAAACGTCAATTCGACTGGTATGCTACCGAACTGGTTTACGTTGCTGAATATTACGAGAAAGAGGACAAGCGCGAAGTCTGCTACGTCCTTGACCACCAGCAGACCGGCAAGAAAGAGAAGTTTTGGGCATCGGACATTGAAGGCGATGTCAAGGAATGGGTTGACGCAAAGAAGCTTGCTGGCTTCAACGTAGTTGAGAAGCGTAAGAAGCGTTGCCGCATTCACAAATATATCCTGTCCGGTGCCGAAATGCTTGAGGACAAGGGCCGGATTGCAGGGCAATACATCCCGATTGTCCCTGTATATGGCAACCGTGCATTTGTTGACGGCATGGAGCGTTTTTGGGGCATTGTGCAGCCGAATATGGACCTTGTGCGGGTTTACAATAGCTGCATATCCCGCCTTGCTGAAGTCAACGCAACGTCACCAAATGAGAAGCCTATCTTCACGCCTGAAATGGTGGCAGGCCATGAAGATAGCTGGTCGCGTCAGCATATCGACCGTCTTGCCTATGGACTGATTAACCCTCTCACCGATCCCAACACAGGGCAGATCGTGGCAACGGGGCCGCTGGCTTACATAAAGCCCGCTGATATGTCGCCTGTCCTTGCGGCGCTGTTGCAGATTGTAAGTTCTGATCTGTTGGAAGACGAACAGGACGGTGCGGACACGGTGAAGGCAAACACCAGCGCGGAAGCAATGGACATTGCCGCCATGCGGGTTGACGCAAAGTCTGGTGTTTATCTCGACAACATGCGGCAATCAGTCCAGCGCGAAGGTGAAATTTACCTAGGCATCGTTTCGGAGGAATATACCGAAGAAGGCCGCGAAATGAACACTATGACGGAAGACGGCGATGATGGCCAAATAATCCTCATGGAGAACACTTCGGAAGGTGGCGAGAACCGCATTCGCCACGATCTGACGCGCGGCAAGTATAAGGTTATAGCCAGTGTTTCGGAAGCAACGGCAACGCGCCGGGATAAGACCGTTCGGTCTTCTTTGCACATTGCGGAAGTCTCTTTGAATGCGGGTGACAACGAAATGTCGCAGGCCGCTGTGATTACTGCCGTCACGAATAGCGATGGCGAAGGGATTGACGACCTGAAGAAGTTTGCCCGCAAGCGTGGACTAGCGATTGGGTTGTTTGAGCCGAATGAAGAAGAACAGGCCGAAGCTGCCAAGCAGCAAGAGGGGGCAGAGCCAGACCCGACCACCATCCTTGTTCAGGCACAGGCCGCCGATCTCAATGCATCGGCAGAGAAAAAGACCGCAGAGACGGCAAAGGCTGAAGCCCAAACGCTTCAGATCATGGACGAACTGTCCACTCCAAAAGTAATTCGGATGGGCAATCAAGCCCGCTGATAGGCCCCCTGACAGCCTATGTCAGAGAGGAGTAAATATGGAAGACGAAGACGTAACCGACGATCTTGTTCTCGACGACATTGATACCGACGATCTTGACGCTGAAGAGGAAGAAATCACCTTTGGCGATGAGCCTGAAACCAAGCCGATAGCTGAAATCCGCAACGCCTATAAGGACAAGGCGCGGGAAGCTGCTGAATTGAAGCGGCGCGTTGCCGAGTTGGAAGAGAAGGTGCGGCCCAATCCTATTGAGGTTGGTCCTAAGCCGACACGCGAACAGTTCGACTATGACGACGACGCCTATGACGAGGCGGTGGACAAATGGCATGAAGACAGGGTTGCAGCACAACAGCAGCAAGCCGAAATCGCAAAGCCCGATGAAGAATTGCAGCAACGCTTTCAGCAGAAGGTTGAGGCTTTCAAGAGCGGGGTTGCAACGCTTGGTTTTGACGACGCGCAAGACAAGGTCGATGGCGCTCTTGCTGTTCTGAATGTCGCGCAACAGTCGGCAATCGTGAAGGCGGCGAAAGACCCATCGAAGTTCGTTTATGCATTGGGCCGCAATCCCGAAAAACTGGCAGCCCTTGCCGAGCAAAACGACTTGGCTGAATTTATCGCTGAAGTTGTAAGATTGGAAATGAACATGACGACACGCAAACGCCCTGCTGCGGATACGCCGGTTTCGGGCAATGCCCCGGCTGCGGTGAAATCAACCAACAAGGTTGAAGAGAAACTCATTGCAGAAGCGGAAAGGACGGGTGACCGGACAAAGTTAATCCGCTGGCGCAAGGAGCAGCGCCAAGCCGCGTAAGACGCAACCAAGACAAGGCGGGTGTTGTACTGCATAAGTGCGACACTCGCCGCAAACCAGCGACCTCCGGCTGAAACGGGAGAGCCAAGGCGAGATTGGCTCAATTCGTTTTAACGGAGATTTTTCATGGCTACTTCATTCACAAAAGAAGAGCAGGTGATGTTTGATAAGGTCATCGAGGGTTTCGATGATCTGCTTGTCATTTCCAAGGGTTTCGAACTTTACGATCCGCTGTCTTCACAGGAAGCTGTAAACGCTGGCGACAAATTTTGGGTTCCCGCCCCGATGATTGGTTTTAGCTATGATGGCTTTGACCAGTCGGCAAACTTCGACGGCCTGACGCAGTTGAATGTCCCTGCATCGGTTGGCTACCACAAGGCTATCCCAAAGACGCTTTCCGCAAAGAACCTTCGCAACACCTATGCGATGGATCAGATGGGTAAAGCCGCCAAGCAAAAGCTGGCAAGCGATGTTAACATGGCCTGCTTCAACACGGCTGCGCTTTATGGCTCGGTTTTCTCGAAGCGCACTGCTGCCGCAACCGGCTATGACGATGTTGCAGACCTTGATGTTCGCTTCACCCGTATTGGCGTTCCGCAGGATGGTCGCAAGGCGTTCTATAGCCCTTCGGTTATGAATGCGATGGCGGGCAATCTTGCTAGCCGTTCTGAAGACAGCAAGCGTTCAAAGGATGCGTACGAAAATGCGTTGATTCGCCATGATGTGGCTGGCTTCGAAGTATTCAAGAACGATCAGGAATTGTCCTTGGCTGCTGCAACTGGTGGCGCGATCCTTATCAACGGTGCAAACCAGCGCACTGTCCCGGCTGCTACCAGCACATCGGCGGGCCTGACGGAAAACAAGGACAACCGCTACACCGACTTGGTTGTTGACGGCGGCACCTATGCCAACGTCAAGGTTGGTGATGCGTTCACGATTGCGGGTGTGTATGAAATCCACCTCATCACCAAGCAATCAACTGGCGTTCTGAAATCGTTCCGCGTGATCGACAAGCCAGCGGCCAACACAATTCGCGCTTATCCCGCGATCATTGACGCGGCTGAAGGTTCGATTGGCAGCAAGGAATACGCCAACGTATCGGCAACTCCTGCTGACAATGCGGCTCTGACTTGGTTGAACACTACGGCGGCTCCGATGAACCCGTTCTTCCGCAAGGAATCGCTCATCCTCATTCCGGGCAGCTACACGGTTTCGCCCGATGATGGCTGGGACGTTATGCGCGCGACGACTGATTTGGGTATCGGGATCACCTACACCCGTCAGGGCGCAATCAATGATCTTAGCGTCAAAGCGCGTTGGGACATCGACTTCGGCACTGCATTGCTCAACCCCGAAATGGCGGGCTGCCAGATGTTTGGTCAAGCTTGATGATGTTGGCGGGGGCTTCGGCTCCCGCCTTCACCTAAACCCTGTCCGCAGGGCTTTGGTGAAGGGAACGATATGAGCACATTTGCGCCTATTGCTTATGGCGGTCGGACAAAGAAGGCCATTATCGAACTGGCCTTCGAGGAATTGACGCTATCCGGCTTCGAGTTCGACTTGACCCCGGAGGAAATCTACAAGGCATTGCGCCGGCTCAATATCCTAATGGCAGAACCGCCGTTTGATACGATGGGTTACAATCATCCGCTAGAAGAGGACGGGTCCCCTGCTGAAGCATCGGGCTTGGCTGACGCTGACGTGCACGCGGTTGCATTGCTGCTGGCCAAAAGACTAGCCCGGATGATTGGCAAAACGCTGGTATTTGATGCTGACGCAAACAACACGATTGCACGCTTGCGGGCGAAATATACGGTTATCCCGACTGTCGATTATGCCAATCTGACTGTTCGTGGCGCTGGCGCGAAGGGACGTTACGGAACGTTCTTCCCATCTGCGTTCGATGAAGAGGCCTTGGCGACTGACAGCGATCCGGGCGACCTTGAAGCTATAACGGGTGCCTAATGGTTGATCCGACCAGCAAACGACAGCCAACGCTTGCGGATAGGCTAGTAGGCCTAGCTAGGGCTGTAGGGCGGCTCAATACGCGCGTCGATACTTTGGAGGCCACGCCTTCATCTAGTGCATGGGGCGGTATTACAGGCGCGTTGGCAGACCAGGCGGATTTGCAGGCCGCGCTCGACAGCAAGGCCGCGACCGCGCACGGCCACGTAATTGCGGACGTTACCGGCTTGCAAGCGGCCCTGAACGCAAAGCAGGCAGCGGGCAGCTATCAGCCTCTAGCAACTGTTCTAACCAATACCACCGCCAGCTTCACGACAGCACAAGAAACAAAGCTAGGTGAGATTGCAGCCGGCGCAACCAAAAACGGCTTTGGCACGGCAACAATCGACTTCGGGGCGTTTCCGGGAAGCAATGAGGCTTCGGTTGCGTTCACGAATGCAGACGTAGGCGCTGCGGTAAATCCGTTCTTTGCCAGTGACGACACGACAACAGATCACACGGCCAACGATCACAAATACGCGGCAATGCTTGTTCAACTATCGGCGCAAACCACGCCGGGGGTTGGTGGGGCCATACACGCCCGCTCGGAACACAAGATGCAAGGGACGTTCGACGTCCGCTATGGATATTAGGAGGTAATATGGCTTTAGACAGCAATATTGTTGGCGGCACCACCGGCAACAAAGCCGAGGTGACCGCGACAAATGAATTAAAGGTTGTCCTGCCGACAGTCGAGGGGCAGAGCGTCCCGCTTGTTGCGCTTGCGACAGAAAACGACAGCGGCGCATCAACTGGTGAACGGTATTTCGGCTTTCCCGAAACCGATGACGATAGCCGGTTCCGCATTGCCCATGAAGCAATCTTTGACCACGAAACATTCAACTACACCGCACAAAACACCGGCAAGCATATTTACCGCAACACCACCATGACGAATGGCTGGACGGCTGCGGGATTGACCACGAACAGCGCAAACATTGTAACCACGACTACGGGCGCGTCATTTGCAACTTATGCGGAATTCCCGATCCTTGGCGCGTCTCTCCTCTATTGCGAGATCGAAGGCTCGTTTAACGCTCAGCCCACGACCAACACCATTGTTGACTTTGGTATGCAGCGGATGGCTGCCACAAACCCGTTTGCACCAACTGACGGGGTGTATTTCCGCTTAACATCTGCTGGCCTTTTTGGTGTTATTAACTCGAACGGCTCAGAAACGCACACAGGCGCTTTTGGTTTCAGTTATACCAGCAACCAGAAATATCAGTTCATCATCGCCATGCATGAACGCGAGGTTGAATTTTGGATTGACGGCGTTCTCTACGCTTCACTTGAAACACCTGTAGGCCAAGGCCAACCGTGCATGTCGGCTTCGCTTCCCTTTGGGGTGCGTCATGCGATTGTCGGCGGTGCCGCTGGCAGTGCATTATCGTTTGTCCTGAACGACTACACAGTAAGCGTTGGTGGGCCGAATATCGCCCAAACAGCCTCAATCCTTGGCCAGCGCGTTTACGGTTCCTATCAAGGGTTATCGGGTGGCACGATGGGCAGTCTAGCCACTTATCCCAACTCAACAAACCCGACCGCTGCTGCACCTTCAAATACGGCACTGACGGCGAACCTCCCCGCTGGCCTAGGGGGACAGGGTGTTGTCACTGCTGCGGTTGCTGCTGCAACAGATGGTATATGGGGAAGTTATCAGGTCCCAGCAGGCACAGCCAACGTGCAAGGCCGCCGCTTGGTTATTCGCGGGGTCAAGATCGACGCGGTAAATACAGGCGCAGCAGTCGCCACAACGGCAACCACTATTCAATTCAGCTTAGCGTCTGGCCATACTGCGGTATCGCTGGCAACGGGTGAGGCTGCAACTGCAAAAGCACCACGCCGCGTCCCACTTGGTTATATGACTTGGCCAATCGGTGCAGCAATAGGGCAAGGACCACAAGCGGGACCGGTTACAATCGACTTTGGTGACGCACCCGTTTTCGTTAATCCGGGTGAGTTTGTCGCATTGGTCGGCAAGTTCATTGTTGGCACTGCTACTGCATCGCAGACGATCAGCTTTATCTGGCAGCCTATCTACGGTTGGGAATGATGCCAGCAGTCCCCCTCCTTGGCGGCATGGTTGGCAATGGACAGGCTGAGTTCATCGAAAGCCCGCCTGTAAACCTTGAACCTATTGTTAGACCAAACGGCATATCAGCAGGCCAGTTTCGCGGCATGGCGGGGGCAACGCAAGTTTTCGCAGGCTCTGGTGCTGATCGCGGCGCTATCGTGCGTGACGGTCGTCATTATCGGGTATCAGGGACGAAACTGGTTGAAGTAACAACTTCGGGCGTTGTCGAAATTGGCGATGTCGGTGGCTCTGGTCCTGTCTCTTTAGATATAGGCTTTGACCGCGTTGCAGTGCGTTCGGGAACTAATCTGTTCTACGTCACCACCAGCGGGCTTTCACAAGTCACCGACCCCGATTTAGGCCCTGTCAGAGACCTTCTGTGGGTTGACGGTTACTACATGACGACCGATGGGACGTCGATTATCGTCACCGAATTATCCGACCCTTCCTCTATTGAGCCTTTGAAATACGGCTCCGCTGAAGAAGACCCGGACATGGTAACAGGGTTGATGGAAATCGGCGGGGAGGTTCTCGCCTTCGGCCGCTATACCGTCCAGCCATTCCAAAATGTAGGCGGCAATGGTTTCCCGTTCGCTCCGGTCCTAGGTGCTGTGGTGCCTTATGGTTGTGTATCGTCAAGCGCGAAGTGCTATTTTTCCAGCACAGTTGCCTTTGTCGGGTCTGCAAAGAATGAGGCGTTAGGCGTCTATATGCTTGGCAGCGGCACGGCCTCAAAGATTAGCAACGCGGCGCTGGATTCGGCGCTTGCCAAGGTTTCTGACCCGTCCGTCATAGAGTGCGAAGGCAGGGCCTATGGTGATGAGCAAAGGTTGTTTGTCCATCTGCCAGATGAAACATGGGTTTTCTTTTTTGACGCGTCACAGCGGGCAAAAGACAAGCTGTGGTGCGTTGCTTCTTCGAACGGCCCCTATCGCCTTCGCCACGCCGTCGAGAAAGACGGGAAGTGGTGGGTCGGCGATACTGACAGCGCGGCAATAGGCACGCTTGTTTTCGACAATATGGACCATTTCGGGGAACGGGTAGAATATAGTTTTGATACTCAATTTCTGCACAATGAGGGTAGGGGGTTTATCCTCAAAGGAATTGAGTTGGTCGCGCTGACGGGGCGGGGGGCATGGGGGCAAGACTACGCCTGCTTCCTGTCCCTGACGCGCGATGGCACCTCATGGAGCCGGGAGTTCATGGTTCAAGGGAAAGTGGGGGACGCGACAAAACGTCTTGCGTGGCGTCCGTGCATCCGGTGCGGTAACTATATGGGCATTCGGTTCCGTGGCTATGGGCAGCCGGGTTTTGCCAAGATCGAAGCCGATGTTGAGCCTCTCGCATGAATATCAGGGGCAGAATCAAGCGGGCTGATTTAGAGCTGTTCTTTGGCAAGAATAGCCGCCTATTGAGGGCGTTCGAAGACCAAGCAGCGGCGGTAGATGCAAACAGCGAAGGCCTTCAGACAACAGCGTCAGAGACAAAGGCGATTAATGAAGCGACCGTGATAGTCCTGTCTTCTAATGATGCATTCTCCAATGAGAGGGTTTTGGAATTAGGGCAGGGGCTAACCGGGGCCGATACTGGCTCGAAGCTACAGTTGCGGGTTTCCGATACTATCCCGATCATAAACGGCGGCTTCAAAGTGTTTTTGACCGTTTCGGGAGATAGTTCTGTTCTTCTGCCGTTGTCGGGAACGCTGGCGACAAGACAGAATGCGGAGACATTGGAGAACAAGACGCTTGCCGCGCCTAAAATATCCGGCATTGCGGACTATGCCGATGATACTGCCGCCGCAGCAGGCGGTGTGCCTGTCGGTGGAATGTATAGGACTGGTTCGGCCCTAAAAGTCCGCGTCACGTAAGACGCAACCAAGAAACATAGAATAGGCATTGCTAGAACCGCGCAAAGGAACGCGCGCGAATGGGACTCTTTTCTTTCATCGGTGGTTTATTGGGGGCTGGTTCTAGTAAGAAGGCCTCCCGTAAAGCACAGGCTGCTGGTGTAACCGCAGAGACGCAGGCGATGAATGAAATCGCGCGTCAGTTCGACTTGACGCGTTCTGATTACGCACCAGCCCTTTCCCTTCTAGCGCCTTCGGTTTCTGCCCTAGGCGACTTCGCCGGATTGAATGGCGATGAGGCTTTACAATCTCGTTTAGGCCAAGTGCAGCAAAGCCCGTTGCTTGAAGCGCTTATTCGGAACGGTGAAGAAGCTGTTTTGCAGAATGCATCGGCAACAGGCGGCATTCGCGGCGGCAACACACAAAGGGGCTTGGCAGACTTTAGGGCCGATGCTTTCAACACCGCATTGCAGCAGCAGCTAGCGCAGCTTGGTCAGACAGCGGGCATCGGGTTAGGTTCGACTGACAGCGTTTCGGCATTCGGTGCCAATGCGGCGGCGAACAAAGCGCAGCGCTATAGCAATATAGGCCAGATCAATTCCGGTGGCATCCTGACGCGCGGCGGCATTAACAGCCAAATGTGGAATAACGCTGGCAGTTTCCTTGATGACATCGTTTCTTCGTTCGCTATGCCCGGTAGTGGGGGCGCTGGCAGCATCCTTGGAAAGCTGTTCTAATGGTTCAGCCAATCGACCAAGGAAGCATTCTACGCTCTGGCATGGCGACTGTTCCAGACTACGCCTCACAGTTGTTGCAGCAGCAGCAAATGCAGATGGCGCGCGAACAGCAGGGAATGCAGATGCAAGCCTTGCGCATGAAGCAGGCTGAACAGCAGCGCGAAATTGCGGACCGCAGCAATGCAAGACTATGTGGCGTCTGGCTCTGATCCGCAAAAGCTGATTTCGTTGATGGCACGCTTTCCCGATAGGCATGAAGGCCTGAAAAAAGCCTATGACGCTACGAAGGGAACGCAGAAAGACGCTGATCTGCAGCAGGCAGTCGAGACCTATAACTTCGCCAGAGCGGGTAGGATTGATCTCGCGTCAAAGAAACTAAGCGACCGCATCGCAGCCGATGAACGAGCCGGTTTGGACGTAGAAGACGACCGCGAATTGCTGGCGATGCTGAAAGACCCGGCAACCCAAAAAGAAGCGCTGGCGTTAATGGAAATGAACGTAGCGCTGGCAATGGGAACGGAAAAGTTCGCAGACGCCTATAAAGCCTTCAATCCTGCTGAAAAGCAAACGCCTAAGCAGCGCGAATATGATTGGCGGGTTACGACATTTGGCAAGGAATCTGCGGACAAATGGCTTGCGGTTGAAGACACCAAGCTGGTTCCGGTCAATGCGGGTGGCCGTGTTTACAACGCCGAAGATCTTGTTGGAGGCCCTGCTGCTGTCGCGCCGTCTTCGGTTACGGAGGGAGGTGGTCCATTATCTAGCGTTGTTGCGGACGGTGGTAGCATTATTTCCAAGCTTTTCCCGAATGCCCGGATAACGGACACGCGCCGCGATCCCAATAGCGCGTTGGGTAAGAAAAACCCCGGAAGCTACCACGTCCGCACTGGTGGCGCTGTTGATGTAGCGCCGATACCCGGCCTGACTTTCAAGCAATATCTCCAGTCTATAAAACAGGCTGGCTACAAGATTGTTGAGGCAAAGAATGAAGTAGGCGCGGGGCGCTCTAAGCACGCCACAGGCGACCATTGGCATGTTGTCATTGGTGAAGGGCCGGGGCGCGAAAAGCCAGTCCAAAAAAAGGTCGGGGGGACGACCTATTACCAGATTAACGGCAAATGGTATGACAACCCGGAGGGCAAATAATGCCCGAAATCACCGATCCTAATCTTCTTGCAAAACTGAACGCGGGACAGCCCAAACCTGTCTTGACGGTGCCTGACACGCGCGCCGATGCAAAGGACGCGCGGGACGAAATCAGCACTGATCTTGCCATTGAGTCGAATGCTCGCGGAGCGCGCGGTGAGGACCGCGAAATTGACAAAACGGCATTTAGCCAGAAGGACGCGCTAGGCACGCGCTACAACAATGAGCCTGCTGTCAAAAGCTACCGTGTGGCTGTCCAACAGCTTTCGCAGGCGTTAAGAACTGGCGACGGCCCGCAGTCCGACCTTGCCCTCACTTATGCTTTTGCAAAAGCTATGGACCCTGATTCTGTGGTTCGGGAATCTGAACAAGGCATGGTGACTAATTCGCAGCCGTGGTTTCAGTCGGCTGTTGAGAACGCAAAAAAGCAGTTTGGGATGGACGGCGCTGGTGCCTACACTCCTGAAGCCCGCAAGGCTATCCGGGCGCAAATTGCTTCTTCGGTTGCAGAACGTAACCGCCTCTATCGGTCGCGCCGAGACTATTATTCAGAACTCGCAAGGCGCAATTCGTTCGATCCGTTCGAAGTCGTTGGGGACCATGACGGGAAGCCGTATCTCGACGTTTTCACCGATTACGACCGTAAAAACCAGATAGGCCGCTTCGCACCGGGGCAAGTCAACCGTCCTGATATGACGGGCGGGCTTCCTACAGGGACGGACGCTACCTTTGCGGACCAAGACGGCGGCGGCTTTGACCGTGGCGCGTATCTGCGAAGCCTTGGCATTGATCCCAATCAGGAAGCTTCGGTCATGGCGTTCTACAACGCCAACCGGGGGAATGAGAACCTAACCGCAGAAGAGGTGTTGAAATTCTACGCAGACCTAGGCGCGCGCGCTCCTGACCCTGCTACAATCCTGCAACAGGTCTCGGATGCACGCGCCGGGAAGGCTTTTGGCCCCATCGACACGAGCCAAGCGGAAGCCGAATATCGTGCAAGGGTTTCACAGGCTGCTGATACCTATGGGCTGGTGACAGGTGAAAGCGACTACGGGGAGCGTTTCCAGTCCGGTGCTACAATGGGCTTGCAAGACGAACTCGCAGGCGTTGGGGGTGGTATTTCTGCGCTGTTGCAAGGCGAGAACCCCGCAGACGCCTATCGGTTTCAACGTGACGTCCAGCGCGAACGCTACCGCCAAGCAGACGAAAACACCGGCCTAACTGGCGACTTGGTGGAAATCGGCTCGTCAATGCTGGTTCCGTTCGGGGCTGCGACAACTCCCATGCGCGCGGCAAAGATTGGCGCTATGAGTGGCGCTGTCGGTGGCTTTGGTTACGGTGAGGGCGCAAAAGACAGCCTAGGGCAGGCAGCATTGCTGGCCACTGGCGGCGCTGGATTGGGTTATGGTCTTTCAAAGGTTGCGGAAGGCGCGGGTGCGTTTAAAGACAAGCTCTTTCCCGGCAAGACAAGTAATGAAGCCGCTGACTTTGTTGAGGCCACAGCAAACCAGAATATAGACTATCTTCCCGCTGACATACCCGGTGCTACCGGGACAAAAATTCTAACAGGGGTTGCCAAGCAAACTTTAGGCGGTCCTTTGATTACGCGCGGGGCCGATAAGGCGACTGATAGCGTGGAAGGCGCGGTTTCAAGGGCTGTCGATGGTTTGGGCGGCGCTGCTGCTGATAACACAGGCGCGGGACAGGCAATCCAGCGTGGCGTTAAGCAATGGCAGACGGATGCCGGTAAAAAGGTTGACGATCTTTACCAGAAGATTCCCATTCCTGACGATACCGCAGTTCAGCCGTCAGAGACCGTCGCGGCGCTTCGTGGGATAAATAACCCGACTTCCTCTAACGCAGCATTGTCCGCTCAATTGGCTGACAAGACATTATTGAAATACCAAGAGGCTTTGGAGAGCGGTAGTTTAAGCTGGGCTGATCTGAAAAAATTCCGTTCATATATTGGAGAGAAGTCGGGCCGTCCGACATTTCAGCAGGATATATCGAAAGACTCGTTAGACGCGCTCTACGGGGCCTTGTCGCGCGATATTGAGGCGGCTGCCCTAAGTCATTCCCCCGACGCTCTGAAGGCCTTCAAGCGGGCAAATAACTACAAGCGCGGTGTTGAAACACGGCGCGAAGAAGTTTTCAAGATGCTGCTTGGTAAGGATTTAAATCTTTCACCTGAAAAGACGTTCGACCAAATCCAGCGCTGGTCTTCGGAAAAAGGCGGTGATTTTGCCAAGGCTTCCCAAGCGATCCGTTCTTTGCCTGAAGACGAAGCAAACTATGTCCGTGCTACAATTCTCGATGGCCTTGGCACAGCAAGCAAGGGCAGCCAGAACGCGAAGGGTGACGCCTTTAGCATTAATAACCTTGTTTCTAACTGGAATGGGTTGAGTGACCGCGCCAAGGCGGTTTTATTCCAAGGCGATCATCGGAAAGCTGTTGACGATATTATGACAGCGGCTTCCGGCATGAAGGCCAGCGCGCGCTACAACAACAGTTCGAATACCGGCGCAACGGTTGTCGGGACGGCGACGCTTTCCTCTTTCTATGGAGGCATCCTGCCCGGAATTGCGACTGTTGTTGGACAGACCGGGCTTGGCGCTATTTTAGGCTCCCCCCGCGTCGCAAAATGGATGTCCGCACTCTACCGCAAGCCCAACCCGCAGGCGGCGAAAGCGCACGTTATGCGGCTGTCCAACATCGCCAAGTCTGAACCTTACATCGGTGCCGAGATAATCAATCTCAAAGACTATTTGCTCAAGCAACTAGCTGAATCACCGCAGCGGGCAGCCGCGCAAGATCAGACAGCATCGCTTCCGCAGTCGGCCAATACCAATACAGAAGGGGAAGGCCGATGAACCATCTTTTCCATTTCATCGCGGGTAAAGTAGCATGACGCAGCCAATTAGCAACCCATTGCCCGTCTGGCACGACATTGACGGCACATTGCTTGACGGCGGGTCGGTCTATGTTGGCACTGCTGGTAGCGATCCCGAAACGTCAGCGATTGCGACCTATTGGGACAAGGAACTTACGCAGCCAGCCCTTCAACCGCTGGAAACGCGCGGGGGCTTTATCGTTCGCGGCGCTAATCCGGCTGCTGTTTTCGTTGCGGAGGAAGACTATTCGATCCGTTCTCGCAATTTGTCTGGTTCGGAAGTCATTTATCGTTCATCGGTGACTATTGCGGGCACACAATATCAACCGCTTGACCCTGATTTGACCGCGATTTCTAATCTAGTAACGACAGGCTATGGCCGCGATTTATTGACACTTAGCAGTCAGGCCGCGTTAAAGTCCGCAACGGGTATTCCTGACCCCCTGCCTTTGGCGGGTGGCACTGTTACGGGCAATATCAACCGGTCAAGCGCTGGTCCTCATATTTACCACACTGACGCTACATTCACGTCTGGCAGGCTTTTCGTTATTGCTAACGGCGCGGCTGATCCTTCGGCCCTCTTGGGCGATGTGGTTTTTGAGTTAGAGCCATGATAAGCGTTCGCACTGCCACAGGCCTTGAAGGTATCGCTTCGATAAAGGTCCGCACTGCTAGCGGGCTAAAGGGCATTGAAGCTGTGAGCGTTCGCACTGCGACTGGACTAGAGCCTGTCTGGTCAAGCGCTAGTGACATGGTAGTTCTCGTCCCTCTTTCGGCTTATGGGGCTGGTGCAAGTCCTTCCAACATATCGGTTACAAGCGAACTGGTGAAAGCAAGTGTGGTAGGCGGCACGCCTCCTTATTCCTATTTGTGGGCGATTACAGCACCGGACTCCTATTGGGTTATTCAAGCGGAAACGTCTGCTGAAACCCGCTTCACCAGAACCGATTTGCCGGAGTTTGATGTTGGGACAGCCTCATTCACTTGCACTGTCACGGATAGCAGGGGCGCAAGCGTTGAAAGCGATGCTTGCGGCATCACAGTCGAAAACCTTGGGGGACCATTCTAATGCCGCTTTATGCGAATAATCTGCTGGACGAAATCACAAGCCGCCCGATTGAAGGCGCGCATGTCTATGTTTACACGCTGGACGGCGCTACCGAAGCCTCAATTCAGGACGAACTTGGGGCAGCGGTAACGCAACCTCTGGTGACGGGGGCAGACGGCGACTACGCATTTCAAGCACCGACAGGCCTTTACCAGCTAGTGTTTTGGAAAAATGCGCGCCGGATTTATCGTGACCGTGCGGTTCAAGTCGGAACTGGCCCTGTTCTCCCTGCTGATGTTCTAACCGCCCTAGGCGGGGTTGATGGGGCGTCCTATGTAGGAACGACTGACGGTGATACTGTTCAGGAGCATATCGACGCGATTGAAGACCGCTTAGATGACGTCGAGATTTCCGTTGTCACCGCGATTGAAAGCGCAAGCGCGGCGGCTGACGCGGCGGCGGCGGCTGAACAGGCGGTTGCTGGCATCCTTAATTCTGATGCACTGACATATTATCAGGACGTTGTAGCGGATGAAATCGCAGCAGCAAGCGCGGGTGCCTATTGGATAACCGAAAAGGCCTATCTGTTTCAGGACGACGCTGGAACTACTCCCGTCACCGCCACAGGCCAGACGGTCAAATGCATAAAGTCTGCGAATGGAGTTGCCGACTATGACCTTATCCAAGCCGACAGCGGCAAGGCCGGGGTTTACCTTGAGGCGTATGGGATTGGATTTGTCCGCTGCGCAGATGGTGATGGCTTTTACAGCCGAAACACTGTCTCCCTAAAGGTCCCATCCTATATTGGGGTTGCGGCAAAATTCGCGGGCGTGGTGGGTCGGTATCTTTTCGGCTATAACAAAAACACCAACACGCGGCACATGATTTCCTCCTCGACGCTGTCTAATTTTGAGGGCGCGGCCTATGGTGATGCTGCTGATTTGAACCGCCCGCTCGTGCAGGCGTTATCGGCTAATTACAGCACGCCTCCGGGGCCGGTTCATGTCATGGAATCGCTGCTAGCGTCGAGCAATGTGCTCGATGCTGTCTTTGAAAACAGCGTCTATCGCGGCACCCAAGTCGATCTGCCGACAACTTGGGTCAATGCCGATACGGTTACCGGAATGCGGCTCTGCCTGAACGCGTCCAGCACAGCGACAACCAATGCAGACGCAAGTTGTGACTTCTACGGCGGGGTTGTTATGGCGCGCGAACCAGCCAATCGCGCTGGCATTGCGAAATGGTTGCAGCTTCGTTCGCGTCCGCAATTCTCATCGAATGACGAGGTGTTCCTAATCATCGGTGATAGCACTGGCGACGATATTGGAACGGCGACAGGTCTTTATGGGGCGGAACTTGGCTATCGTCTTGCGGAAGAACTGGTGACGCGCCGCCCGTCGAATTGCATCATTTTGTCGGACTGGAATAAAGACGGCGATACCTTCATGGGTATGCAGCGCTTTTCGAACGGCACGCTCCTCAAGAGAACCTTTATCATTAACTGCTCAAGCGCTGGTTCTCAACCGGCTTACTTCTTTGGGGAGCGGTTTTCGTCGGTTATCAAAAGCCTGCCGAAAGTCGATTATGTCATCTGGAATCACGGTCACAATCTCTACACAGTGAACGCGACAATCGCGGCGAGTGCGGACAGGAAATATCTTCGCGCCGGTCAATTCATGGAAACGCAGGACGAAATCAGGCGGGCCTTCCCGAAAGCCCGTCACATAATGATCCGCACATACCCGCGCCGCACTGACGAGGGCATAGAGCCTGTTGCGCAAGCTGTCGATTATGTTGCCGATAAATACGGTGATATTGAAATTGTTGACCTCTATGCTCATTGGGATGGTGCTGGCAGGCCTTCCGGGTGGTATGTTGATGGGGTCCATCCGACAATCCCGACTGGCGTTGATAATATGATAACGCCGTTCATGACCGTGTTTGACGCGCTCCCGGCGATTGCAACAGCAACCCCGCCGCTGATTGACTCCCGCAAGATATTGCCTTCGGAAAACCTTCTTACGAATGGCACTTTTGAGACTTGGACGGCGGGCGTTCCTGACAACTGGACCGTTTTCGGTGGGGCTACTGTCTCAAAGGTCGGTGCGCGGGCCAAGGTTGCCGGGACGGACTCTGGTATTTCGCAGACAATCTCTTGCGGTTCGGGGCAAGTTTATACATTGGTCGTCACTCAAGAGATTGTGGACGGCTCTATTGCCGGAACCGGGGCCGCGCGTTTCCGCACAGATACAGGCACTATTGGGGATGGCCGTTGGATTGATCCTCCGCACCTTACAAATGACCGCGAACGTCAATTCTACTTTCAGTTCAAAACGCCTGTTGGCGCGTCAACAATGACGGTTGAATTGAGCGCAGGAATTGGGGGAGCTGGGACGATTTACGTCACGCGCGCTGTCTTGGTGGCAGGCGAAGACCCCAAAGACATTATCACGTAAGGAGAACTGAAATGGAATGGCCAGTATATAAGATGGAGCCGGGTGGAGACAGCGGCGGTCAATCGCCACCTCAGCCGCCTTGCCCTCCCACACCGACCCCCAATCCTCCGGGCGGTGGTTAATGCTTACGCCATTCATGATGGCGTTACTCGCCTGCTACTGGCT